TAACCAAAACCGTTTTATTCAGAACTGCCCACGTTACACAATCACGCGCTTGCGCATACCCATCTTGCCCGCGCTCTGGCGTATCAATGCGAGCCAATCTGAGGCGCTGGCGTGTGTTGATCTTGAAGCCCAGATCGATGACGGCATCGATGGTGTCGCCGTCAACGACAGATTCGATTCTTGCTTTGTATTCGTACATGGCTTTTTCCTTTTATCCAATAATTCGTGCGTCAAATTCCTGTCGCATGCCCTCGATATACTCATCGCCAGCGCTGCACATTTTTGGATTGGCTAGTATTTCGCGGCTTGTATACACATGCGCGTCGCCTTCACCGTTTGCCACGTCTTGGCCCTCAATGACATAAACTGCTGTCCACTCGTCTAGGCCGTTTTTGCGCTGCCATGGCACTAGGTCCGGATGCAGGACATGGCTCTCACATCCAGTGCGCTGAAACTCGACCGGTATATCGTCGCCGTCGTGGCGCTCGCACCGCCATGTGCTGCTTTCCTTCGCCGTGCTATGCGCGCATGTGCGGCAGTTCACATGCTCGGTTGTTTTGGTTTCGTGGCAGAACTTGTGCGCGTCGCAAAATTTGCATTGATACCAACTCGGGTCAGTGCTAATCGGTTCCGGCATGCGGTCGGACAATGCGATTCGACGACCTCGCGCAATGTATCTCTCGGCCACCTCCTGATCGTAGCGCAGGCGCTCGGTGTAGATCCGATCGTCGTTTTTACAGACTGCCACATACAATGCGCGGTCTATTTTTGTGCCGTGCATGTAAAGCTGCATTTGTACAAAATGCTCTGGCTTTGCTTCAGCAACGCCCTTCTTTTCTAATTCATCAAACGATTTCTTGCTATGCGTTTTGAACTCTGCAACGTGGCGCGTTCTCGGTGCGTCTGGAACTCCATACTGAATAATTGCGTCGATGCTGCCTGACACATGCGCGCCAAAATCAACGCGCTCCTGCTGTCTGCCTGTTCTGACATCCATGCCGATTGCGCGCAGATCAGAAACAATGGTTGCTTCCTCCATCTGCCCACGTCGGAATAGTCGCAGTATCCTGCCAGGAAATTTATGTTGTACAGCCCATCTAAACGATAGCCACAACCAGCGGTCGCACGGATGGCCTAGTTGACTGCAACCCATGTGCGGGCGCGGCGGTTCGGCTAACGACTCATGATGTTTGTCAATTAGGTTGCCTATGCTATTATTTGCCTCGGGTATTTTCATGCCCGTCTCCTTAAAGTGATGTCTTTCCCCGAGCGCTTGTCAACTCGGGGTTTTTTTTGTCACTTGACCTTATCTGCCCATGGTGGCGCTGATTTTGTTGTTGCCGGCGCTGCGTTTGTTGATGCTGGCGCAGAGAATGCCGGGGCGCTGCCGGTAATTGATTTGAACCCCTTCACTTCGTTCTGAGCTGCGTATTGCTCCGTTGCTTCTCTAACGCTCAATTTGATTGACAAATTCCCACCGATTAGCTGATCGGTATCAACAACCTTCGCAAGTCCGATAGCTCGCATAATCTCGCCGAGTTGCTGGCGCCCGATCTCCTCAGCTTTTGTGCTGGCGTTTTTAATGTTGAGATTTCCAAACACCACGCGGCCTTGGTTGCTCGGTCCTGTAATGTCATATCGCACTTTGATGAATTGGCCGGTTCCGTCTTTTGTCTTTGTGAGTTCAGCAGACGTAATAGCGGCGTTATACCAACCGGGCGGAATTGGATCAAAGTTACCGCCATTGCCTTGCGGCAGTTCGTTTGCGTCGAAAGTTTCGCCTAAAAATGCCATTTTTATTACTCCTTGCTAGTGATAGTGAATGAAGGACGTCCGGGTTTGGACGTAATTGCTGCTGCGAGTGGTTTTGTAATAGCCTCGTCGGCTGCTTTCCATGCCGCCATGTTGATCTCTGGTTTCCAGCGGAATAGGCTGGATAGGTGGTCGGTTAGTCCAAACTCGGCGGCCAGTTCCTGAACCTTGTCTCCGTCAACTTTTCGGTCAATGCGCCCAACTATTTTGATGACAAATTGATCTGGCGAGACGGTTTCCGTACCTTCAAGGCTTTCAGATATTCCGGCTAACGATTTAATGTGATCCTCGATTTTGCGGCGATCGTCCGTTGCATTTTTCTCTGCCTCTTTTGCAGCGAGCCACATAGCAGACAGCGCGTTTAGATCGTCGGTCAGTTTTTCAGGGAGCGCCATGTTATTTGCTCCCCTGCATTTTGGAGATGATTGCGCCAAGGTCTGGCGCTTCCCATGATTCCAGTTTGCCGCTTCTGTCTTTAGCCAGCCATAATCCGTCGCTGTCGCACATTAAAGCGCGCTGTGTGTTGCCGTCGCCGTCTTTTTCGACGCGCAGCGCCAAAACCTCGTCAAAGAAATAAGGCAGTGCCTGCCCTGTCTTATTGCCTGGCATTGATGGCGCGTACAGAACACGGCCCATCTCATCCTGTGTTTTTTCCAGCTTGGCAGACATGTATACGTGGCGTCCTGGCAGATCACGGAATGCGCGAATAATGTCGGCCATTTGCTCTTGCATTGCGCCGTAGGCTTGGCGAGGGTCTTTGGTCGTTTTTTTCTCAGCGTTTAGCACCACCTCTGCAATCTCGCTGATGGAGTCCAATGCAACTGATTTAAAGCCTTTTGCTTCATTAGATTCAGTAAGCCACTTATAAGCCTCACGCAGCGTCTCAATATCGTTTATTTCAATAAACGGCAAATCCGCATCCTGAATTGATAGCAGACCGCCTTCAGCAGATAGCACAATGGGGCTTGGCAGCGTTTTAATTAGGCTGGTCTTGCCTGCGCCTGCTTGCCCATAAACGAGCAATTTCACGCCATTGGCAGATAGACTGCCTGTGGTTTTTATGTTGATTGCCATTTTCGGCACTCCTTGTTGTGTAGGTATTAGGTGGCGTTGTTATTAAAAAAATACTGAAACGCTTACATTGTGTTTTAACGCTAGTTCATTACGAACTTCATTGGCAATATTTACCGCCGATATCACAAAATCTTTTGCGGCTTTTCCAAAAAGATTTTTTGGTCGCTCGGCATATTTTGCGCGTTCTGCAATATTCGCAGGGTGGCTATTCCACTCCGCTTTAGCGGCTGCAATATTTTTTGCCTTGTGTTCGTTTATTTCTTTTGTAATCGTGCCCTGTTCTTTGCCTGTATTGCGGCGAGCGCATATTTGTCCGTAATGCGCTATTTCGCCATTGTCCAGCTCAATGGTTACAGTAAATTTAAGGTTGTTTCTTCCGCAGCAATCGCAGCTTGTAATGCTGTCGTCTGTTCCGAGTGCTTTAGACATGTTTTTGATCCCTGTTTTATGCGCCTTCGGCCAATTCCGTTCGCGCAGTGGTTGAACTATATTGTATTTCCGGATAACATGTCAACACTTTGATGTTAATTTTTGACGACGGAATAGAAAATGATGACACTGGAACAGATTAAACAGGCGCTTCGAGATCGCAGGCCGGGTATAGTTGCAGAGGCGACAGGGTTGCATTTAAACACCGTGCGAGATGTACGGGGCAATCCAGACGCCAATCCGACATATAAAGTTTTGAAAGCTCTGTCTGACTATTTGACGAATAAAGAGGCAATTATTAATGGCTGATCTGTCAAACATTCTAGGCGGCCCTTGGTCGCCGCCAGCAGAAAAGCGCATACCGCCACCAGATGAACAACTCATCAATGCGATTGCAAATGCAGGATTAGAGCCGCCAGATCATGTGATTTTGGATGGCAAACTTCATCGGTTCAGATCCGGCACCAAGGGCAGCGCCAAAACGGGCGACAAATCTGGATGGTATGTAGCGTTTGGCGACGGCATACCGGCTGGAAGGTTTGGCTGCTGGCGCATGGGGTTTGAGTCGCCGTGGCGTGCAGATGTAGGCCGACAGTTCTCGCCAGCAGAAGAAATGGCGCATGTGCGGCGCATGGCCGAGGCAAAAGCCTTGCGAGATGCGGCATTAGAAAAGCAGCATGAGGTTGCAGAGAGTACGGTTGCAACTATCTGGAGTCAGGCATCTGCAGCTAGTGCGGAGCATCCATACCTGAAACGAAAAGGCGTTCAGCCACATGGCGCGCGTATCACTGGCGACGGACGGTTAATGCTGCCGCTGTTCGGGCAGGACGGAACTTTATGCACGTTGCAATATATCGATGTGGAGGGCGGGAAACTCTATCACCCAGGCGGGCAGACAGGCGAAAAATTCTGGATGGTCGGCACAATGGACGAACCCGGAACGCTGTACGTTGCCGAGGGATTCGCCACAGCTGCCACGATTCACGAAGCCACCAACAGGCCATGCGTGGTGTCGTATAGCGCGAGCAACCTAGTGCCGGTAACTGGCAATCTGCGCGAGATGTACGGCAGCGCTCAGGATTTAGTGATAGTTGCAGACAACGACAAATCAGGCGTAGGCCAGCGGTACGCAGAGCAGGCATGCGCAAAATTCGGCGCTCGCATGGTCATGCCGCCAATTGAGGGCGACGCCAACGATT